TGATTTTCTGGAAGCCAAGCTGCGCTATTTCATCGGCGTCTCGCTGACCCTGATCCTTGGCGGCAGCATCTTCATCATCCTGTACTCGCTGGTCTTCGTGACCCAGCCGCTGGGTGAAAGTTCAGAGAACGACCGTGCGCTGTTCTCCATCCTTACCCCCATTGCCAGCTTCATCACTGGTGCCTTGGGCGGCGTGATGGCGGCAGGCAACAACCGCAAACGTGGCAGCGAAGATGACGCGCCCCCTCCACAGGAGTACACCGAATGATCGGACGCATGATTGGAATGTTCATTGGCCGAAAGGCTAAGGCGAAGGTGGTTGACGCTGTACTGGACAAGGTAAACTTGCCTGACCCAATTGAAGGCGCGATCAGGATCGCCGCCACTGGCAACGTGGGCGACCTCCTCGGCGGAATGGGCAAGGACATGGCGCGGGAAGTCGTGCTGGACACCGTCACCAAGAAGGTGTCGATCAAGAGACCCAAGAAATGAGGTGGCTCGTTGCCCTGCTTTTATCGGCCAGCCCTGCGCTGGCAACGCCCTACGAGATCACCCGCGTCATCGACGGCGACACTGTGGAGATTGCGGTGGATAGCGCGTTTACAAAAGACGCGGTCGCCAATGCCAAGGAGATCGATGTGCAGATCTTGAAGTGGGATAAGTATGGTGGCCGTGCGCTTGCGGACGTGTTTTTGGACCACCAGAGCTTAGCTCAAAGCCTGATCTCTGCGGGCCTTGCCCGCCCTTACAAAGGTGAAGCCAAGCAATCTTGGTGCGAATAAGGAGAATGTGAATGCTGACCAAAGAAAAGATCGTCCACCTCCTGCACGGAAACCCAGAAGCAGACGCGTGGGCAGACGCCGCGATGGAAATCCTGCCAAAGTATGAGATCACGACGGCGAACAGGATCGCTGGATTTTTCGCTCAGACGGGCCATGAGAGCCAATCCCTAAAAGTGCTTGAGGAAAATCTGTTCTACCGGGCTGAAACGCTCGACAAGATTTTCCCAAAGTACTTTAAGAACGCTGGTCGCAACGCGGCTGAGTATGCCAAACAGCCGCAGAAGATTGCAAACGTGGTCTACGCAAACCGCATGGGCAATGGCGATGCCGCCAGTAATGACGGCTTCAACTTCAGAGGCAGGGGGCCGATCCAGCTCACCGGGCGTGAAAATTATACAAACTTCGGCAAGACTGTTGGCCTGACGGCCGAACAGGTGATCGACTACATCCAGACCAAGAAGGGCGCGCTTGAGAGTGCGTGCTGGTATTGGAAGAGCCGCAACATCAACGCGGCCTGTGACGCTAACGACATCGTGAAAATGAGCAAGCTGGTGAACGGCGGGACGATTGGGCTGGATGACCGCCTGAAGCACTATACCGAAGCTCTGGCGATCCTTGGCGGCGCGGTGGCAGCACTCGTAAACCCGCAGATCACCGACGCTGTCACGCAGATCCTGCGGAAGGGTTCCAAGGGTGACGACGTCAAAAAGATGCAGGCTGCCCTAGGGCTGACGGCCGACGGCGACTTCGGCCCCGGCACGGAGGCTGCCCTTAAACCTAAGACATTGGCTAAACTCATCGGGTGATGTATGATCCGGCGCACAGGAGAACCCTATGCCGCTAATTCCGCTCCAGATCCCGCCGGGCGTCTACCGCAACGGCACCGAGTATCAGGCCAGCAACCGCTGGTATGACGCCAATCTTGTGCGCTGGATCGACAACACCATGCGCCCGGTCGGCGGGTGGCGCACGCGCGACACTGTCGGTACAACGGCACCCAGAGCGGCTCTTGCGTGGCAGGATCTCAGCAGCGACCGTCGCTACGCGGCTGGCTTCCACAACGCCCTGAAAGCTGTCCTGTCGTCAGGCACAATAACCGACATCACGCCCGCAGATCTGGTGGCTGGCGATCTCAGCGCGGAAGTCAACGTCGGCTACAGCGGCGGGTTTTACGGCTACGAGGCTTACGGCACTGAGCGGGCCGACAAGGGCAACTACGGCGAAGCCACGACGTGGGCGCTCGACAACTGGGGCCAAAACCTTGTCGCGTGTTCTGTCGCCGACGGCCGCCTGCTTGAGTGGGATTTGAACCCGGCCAACAACGCGGCAGCGATCAGCGGAGCGCCGACAAGTAATCTGTCTTTGCTGGTTACGGCTGAAAGGTTCCTGTTCGCCCTCGGCGCTGGCGGCAACCCGCGCAAGGTCCAATGGAGCGACCGGGAAGACAACACCGAATGGACGCCCGCCGCCGAGAACGAGGCTGGCGACATTGAGCTGCAGACCAGCGGGCAGATCATGCTGGGCCTCCGCACGCGCGGGCAATCCCTGATCCTGACAGACCAAGACGCGCACGCTGCCACATATCAAGGCCCGCCCTTTGTGTACGGTTTTGAGCGTGTCGGCTCGGCGTGCGGCGTCATTTCCCGAAAGGCGGCCGTCGGCGTCGATGAGGGCGTCTTCTGGATGGGTAAGCGCGGCTTCCACATCTACTCCGGCGGCGCGGTCCAAGACATTCCGTGCGACGTTGCCGACTACGTCTTCGGCGACATGACCAGCGCGCAGACGTCAAAAATCTACGCCGTCAGCAATCAGCAATTCAACGAAATCTGGTGGTTCTACCCCTCCGGCGGCTCTAACGAAAACGACAGATATGTAGCCTTCAACTACGCCGAGCGGCACTGGACCATCGGAACCCTGTCTCGCACGGCTGGCGTGGACAGCGGCGTGTTCCGCAACCCAATCTTCTTCGACACGGCTGGTGTATCGTACGATCACGAAACTGGCCTCGCGCACAGCGGTGCCGACGTGTACGCCGAGAGCGGTCCGGTCAGCCTCGGCGCTGGCGACAATGTCATGGCGGCCACCATGCTGTACCCTGACGAGAAAACGCAGGGCGACGTGAACGCGACCTTCAAGACGCGCTTCTACCCGAATGACACGCAGCGCACCTACGGGCCATATTCTATGGCGAACCCCACCAGCGTGCGCTTCACGGGGCGCCAGATCAGCATGCGCGTTGAGGGTGTGCGCCTCGCGGACTGGCGCGTCGGCGTCATGCGCGTCGAAGCCAAGCCGGGTGGCCTGCGGTGAGCTTGGGCTTTACCCCTCCGACCGTCACGGCGGACATTCAGGTCTGGGCGCAGAATGTCGTGACCTACCTGCGGCGCACCGCGTCTCGCCTGCAGTTTAAGAACGCGCTGGCGTCGGCTGCAGATGACGGTGCCATCATGTGGGATCCCGTCGGAGGGTATCCTGTCGTCAGTAAGGGTGGCGTCTGGCGCGAATTGGTGATGGCTGACGGGCACGCCATTTTCGCGCAGGATGCCAACATAACGGCAGCCGCCGCAAACACGGCATACGCCATTCAGTTTGACACGCCATCTCTGGCCAAGAATATCTCTCTCAGCGGCACAAACCCTACCCGGATTGTCTTTGCGGATGGCGGCCTATACCGCGTCTCGTTCACAGCGCAGATCGCCTCGTCGTCGGCCAGCACGATTGAGTTTCGGTTTTGGCCGCGCGTGAACGGCACGAACATTACGGGCAGCACGATGGTGGCCAGCCTGCACAACAACGGCGCGACCATCGTCGTGTCTCGCGACGCAATTTTCCAATTCTCGGCCGGAGATTATCTGGAGGCCATGTGGGCGACTGACAGCACCAGCGGCATCCTTGAGGCGCACGCGGCGACAGCCTACGCGCCCGCGTCGCCCTCGGCTACAATGGCAATCTCAAGGGTAAGTGCTTGAACATCATAGACGCCAACCGCAAGCACATCGAAGCCGCGCTGGAGTACAGCGGCGGCACGCACCTCTTCGAAGATGTCAAAGAGGCCATCCTCAACGGCCGCATGCAGCTATGGCCAGCGCCGAATAGCTGTGCCGTGACAGAGATCGTCGAGTATGCTAGAAAGAAGGTGATCCACGTTTTCCTCGCCGGAGGGCAGATGGATGAGGTGGTTGGCGGCATCGAAAGCGTGGCCGAGTGGGGCCGACAGCAGGGGTGCCAAAGCATGACAATTTCTGGCCGCAAGGGCTGGGAGCGGATCTTGGACAAGAGCGGGTTTCGCCCCGTCATGGTCGTGATGGAGAAGGAACTGTAATGGGCCGTGGAAGCAAAACAACCGAAGTCAAGATCCCGGAGTGGCTGGAGGATGCCGCCAAGTCTGGCTTGGCCCGCGCCGATGCCGTGTCGCGCATCCCATACGCGGCATATTACGGGCCTTCCGTCGCTGCGATGACGCCAGCGCAGACTGCGGCTATGCAAAACACCAACAGGGCTGCGTCGGCATTCGGTCAATCAACGGTTGACCCTGCGGCGGGCATGCCAGAGGCAACCAACTACAACGGCATGATGGCGTACTCGTCTGGGTCTGGCTACGACGCGGCTCTGGAAGAGTTGAAAAATCGCCAGCCGGGGACGTACAACGCGATCATGGGTCAGTTCATTGATCCGATCACTGGACAGATGCCTGCGGGCGCGTCTGGTGGTGCTGGGGCGACTGTGCCGATGGAACAGCGGCGGTCTGGCGGCATGGGCGGGAGAAAATAATCATGGCAGGCGCATCAAACCCACAAAACGTGCAGTATTCTAGCCCCAAGCCGTCTATGCTTGGTAGCATGAACACAACGCAGGCCGCCCAGCCTGCAGCGCCAGCAGCGCCAGCAACAGGCCAGCCTGACGTCTACCAAACGTCGGCCAACATGTACAATCAGGCTGCGGCTGGCCCTAACATCAATCAGTTCATGAACCCGTACACCAGCATGGTGACGGGTCAGGCGATGCAGGATCTCAACCGCCAGCGCCAGATGGCCATCAACGACACCGGGGCCGCCGCAACGCGGGCTGGTGCCTTTGGCGGCTCTCGCCACGGTGTGGCCGAGGCTCTGACGAACACGGGCTACGCA